TGATTTATGAAAGAAGAAAAGAAATACAAAATAAGAAAAACCAAGGTTAAAAATGGCAACAGAACCAAAGCCTGAAATTTTTAGTGATATTGATCTGAGTTTCACACCTCACCCTATCACTGGATTTTTGACACGCAAAACAAATAGACTCGCAGTAAGACAATCAGTAAAGAGCCTTGTTCTTACTGAAGCTTATGAACGTCCATTCCAGCCTTTGATTGGTTGCGGCTTGAGAGATTATCTATTTGAGCCTTTTAATGCCTTGACTCGAAAGTTGATGGAAGATTCTATCACTGAAACAATTAATAACTTTGAACCGAGAGCGCAGCTTATTGCGGTTCAGGTTGAAGAATACGAAGAAACGCATACACTGACAGTATCAATCGCATTTATGATCCAGAATGATCCTGAGCCAGTTATGTTAGACGTCATATTAGAGAGAGTAAGGTAATGGCAGACGCAAATACATACCTCAAAGTAACGGAACTAGATTTTGACGGAATTAAGTCAAATCTAAAAACATACTTGTCGGCAAGACCAGAGTTTAAAGACTATAATTTTGAAGGGTCTGCCATTGGAACTCTGATTGACGTTCTGGCATATAACACTCATTACAACGCATATTATATTAATATGTTGGCGAATGAAATGTTCTTGGATACTGCGCAGCAGCGTGATTCCGTTGTGTCAAGAGCACGTGAGTTGGGGTATCTCCCGACAGCTTCACGTGGGGCAAGGGCTACATTGAGCTTAACCTTCAGTGGTGTTCCTGCTGACGAAACTCGTATGACGCTTAAACAGAATACAAGCTTTGTTTCTACTATCGATGGTGTAACATATAACTTTGTTTTACCAAACGATGAAGTGATTGATAGATTAAATAATCGCTTTGAAGCAAATGTTGTTGTGAAAGAAGGTACACCTCTTACTCATCGCACAACATACAGCGCAGCGGATAAAACAAAAACTATTCTTCCGAACCGTAACGTAGACACAGATTCTATTCGTGTTCGTGTTCAAAATTCTTCAACGGATAGCACAATCACTGAATATCGTAGAGCTACAAACATTTCAGAGATTCGTTCGACTGATCCGATTTATTTCGTAGAAGAAGCTCCAGACGGAAAGTATCAAGTTGTATTTGGTTCGGGTGCGTTGGGTAAAGAACTTGTTGACGGAAACATTGTTATCGTTGATTATCTTGTAAATAATAACGTCGCAGCTAACGGTGCGAAAACATTCTCAGCAAAAAGTATTCTTACAGATACCACATATGAAAACCTATCTATCGTAACTGCTGACATTGCTGCTGGTGGTCGTGCACAGGAAGATATCGAAAGCATTAAATTTAATGCCCCAAGAATGTATCAAACACAGAACCGTGCGGTTGTGGCTGAAGACTTCGAGAGAATTATTCTTAACGAACAATCTGATGTTGAGTCTATCGTTGCCTTTGGTGGTGAGCAAGCTGAACCCCCAGTTCCAGGAAAGGTTTACATCTCAGTAAAGCCTGTTGGCGAACTTTATATGACAGTCTCTCGTAAGTCTCAGATTAAAGAATCAATCGCATCTCGTTGTATGCTTTCTATCGACCCAGTAATTATTGATCCAGAATATACTTATCTTGTGCTAGACGTCAAGACATATTATGCGCAGTTTGAAACTACTCTGAAGTCTGGTGATATTAAAACGTTGGTAATTGATAAGATTCGTGAGTTCTCTCGCACAAACCTTGAGCGTTTTGGTAACAAACTAAGATTCTCACGTTTGTTGCGTACTCTTGATAACATCGACGGTTCGGTAATTAACAACGAATCTCAATTGAGCATTCAGAAAAGATTTACTCCATCTACTCAGAGAGTTCAGAAGATTACTCTTAACTATAATAACGAACTTCGCCCTTCGACTGTTTCCTCAACTGAGTTTACATATGGCGGCAACTCTTGCTACTTTGATGACGATGGTATTGGTAACATCCGTATCTTCAGGTTCTCAGATTCTAAGAGAGTTGATGTTGTGACGAAAGCTGGCACTATAGACTATGAAACAGGTAAGGTTGAAGTCGAAAACTTTAAACCAGATGCCTACTCAGGAATTGAGATTAAAGTAAATGTAAAACCAAACTCATTGGATATTACCCCAGTAAGAGAACAAATTTTGATTATGGATCCAAATGATTCCAATATAACCATTATTGGCGAGAAGTAATATGGCTCTAGACAACAAACTTTCTATGATTGTTGAAAATCAGTTTCCTTCTTTTTATAAGGAGGAAGGTGATAAATTTCTACAGTTTGTGAAAGCTTACTACGAATACATGGAACAAGAGGGTAAGGCGTCGCATTCCTTACATAATCTCCAGTCATATAAAGACATCAACGAAACTCTTGATGAATACTTTGAATATTTCCGTAAGACTCTTCTTCCAAATATTCCTGCAGATATCGCAGCAGATAAAGCTCTGCTCGCAAAATATATTCACGACTTCAACCAATCACGTGGTACATTAAACTCATTAAAACTAATGTTCCGTGCGTTGTATAATGAAGATGTTGACGTATACTTTCCTGGGCAGCAGATTTTAAAAGTATCCGATGGTGATTGGAGAAAAGAAAGATATTTGCTAACACCATATACTCCAGAGACATATGAGTTTATTGGACGTACTATTCAAGGAACGGAATCTCAAGCAGAGGCTCTGGTCGAAGATATCGTAAAAGTCGTCGCTCGCTCTCGTGACCTAATGAAAATTGTTGTATCAAACGTAAAAGGCTCATTTAATCACGATGAGCCAATTCGTATTAAAGGCACAAGTGGCGGTCACTCACCTATCGTTGAGGCAGGTATTAATAAAATCACCGTCACTCAAGGTGGTCAGAACTATCGTAAAGGTGATGTTCTGAAACTTGTCTCTGAAAAAAATGGTATTTTTGGTAAAGGTGTTGTTACAGGAACACAGTCTTCAGGTGGAGTTGTGACCTTTGATCTAGTCGAAGGCGGTTCAGGTTATACAGCAACATACGAACTTGGTGGAACAAAAGTACAATTTATTGGTGGCGATGGTTACGAGAAGGCTGGTTTTGAATTAAATCTAGACGATATTGTTGACACCTTTGCTATCTCTATGAACACTAACCTTATTGGAAGTAATAATATTTTTGGAGATCTAGCACCTGTTATTAGTTTTGCTGATAGAGATGGAACCCCTACAGGGTTAATGTCAACTCACGCTAACACTCCTATTGGTTGCCCACATTATGGGTTCCCAGAATATGGTGAAGAAGTAACTCGCAAGAACTTCCATGAACAAGCCAACGCAATTCTACAAATCGCTAATACAAAAACAATTTCTACTGGAATGAATTTGTATGGCCAAACGAGTGGTGCAAATGCAGTTGTAACTTCTATTGTTGCTGCAGGTGCTGGCGACACTTACGTGAGAGCTGATGGATATAAAGTTTGGACAACATCAGAAACTATCAACGATGAACTTGGTTCTGTTGGCACAGTTACATCATATGAAGCAAATACAATAGGATACCACGTTTTACAAATTGGATTCTTTGCCAACAGTAATGGTCTAGCAGTGGGTGACGAAATTAAAGGCGAAAGATCTGGAGCCAAAGGAAAAATTAAAAAGTTTGGTGCAAGCGTAACAAACGGCTGGACTGATCCAGAAAATAGTAATGATGTTCGGGATCTACTCACGATGATCGTAACATCAAATAACAATTCTTCAATATCTCCAGAGTTTGATACTGGTCCACTCAAAGCGTTTGAAGAAGATGAACCAATTATTCAAATATATCATAATGATTATGTTGGCAACGCCGCTTTACAAACATCTAATACTATTATTGAAAACGTATATACAAAACTCAGAGACGCTTTTATCTTTAAGAACACCACGTTTGGTACTATCTCAAGGCTTTCTAATGTTCGTGGTGGTGCTGGATACAGTATCGCCCCTAAAGTTCGTGTGAGAGAAAACGATATCGCAGCTCTTGGTATTGGTGAGGCATATCTAAGAATACAATCTGGTGATCAGTTCTTTAATACTGGTAACAGCCAATACATTAAGATTGACAGTAACGACAGAATAGAAAGTATGGACAGCGGTGCTGTTGGTGACGTAAAGGGTGGTAGAGATAATCAGCCTATTACAGTTCAATCATATGCAAATGGTATTTATGAAACTTGGTTAAGAGTTTGGCAGAGACCTCAACAAAGATCTCCAGGAAATATTAACTGGAGAATTAATGAGCCGATCGTAATTAAATCATATAATTCCGAATATGTTCCTTACACAGCTGATACAAGAACTGTAATTGATACTGGTGAAGCACAGATTGTTGAAATCATTGACAGAGGTATTCTTGGTGATAACGCAAGAGTTGATTCTTCAGTTGGTGCGAACGGTATTGTGACCAACGTAACACCCCTTGATTCTGGATATGGTTATACTCCAGGAGAAGAAGTTAATTTGATTGCTGAGAGAAAACCAGAAAATAGTCAAGATGTGATCAGTGTTGGAACGGTTTCTATTGGTGGTGTGGCAAATACTGAAGGCTATTATGCTACAAATAGATCGCATATCTCTTCACTTCGTGGTTATCTATCAGACAATGAATACTATAACGAATTCGCATATGAAGTAAACTCTTCGCTTCCATTCGATAAATATAAAGAAGTAATGCTAAAACTTGTCCACCCTGCTGGTCAAGGGCTGTTTGGTAAGTATGTTCTACAAAGTAATTTGAATATTGATATTGAAGCATCTTCCGATAATAATAAACTATTGAAAGGAACTGGCTCAGTTTCTATTACGAATGCAACTTCTACTATTACTGGTAGCGGTACTTCGTTTACATCACAGTATTCAAATGGAGATATTATGACTATCTCAATTTCTGGAGAGCTTGTTTCTATTCCGCTAAATATAGTAAGCAGCGATACTTCGGCAAATTCAAACGTAACTTGGTCTGAAGGTAATATCTCTTCAGCTGAAATATTCTATAACACAGGGTCAATCTAGTAATGGCTTCGATTTATAAACACGCAACTAAAGAACTGTCTATCAACAATGCGAAGGCGTTTATTGACGCCCTCAACGAGGTTGACGGTAGATCAGATAAAAAGTCAACTATCCTGTACGCTGTTATTGGTAAGGCTACGGAATGGACAGATGAACCAAATCCAGATGTCCCAGCCGATACCACACAAAACATACAGTATGAGGTATATAGAAATGCTATCGGAGCAAAGCGTGTAAACCCCGATAATGTTTCATTCGTTGCGCCAAGATATGACTGGACAAGCGGTACTGTATATGCGATGTATAGAGACACCGATCCTTCTATGCATACAAAAAGGTTTTATGTATTAACTGATGAATATAATGTCTATAAGTGTTTGTTTAATAATAACGGCAAAGCTTCTACTGTAAAGCCGACAGGATATTCTACTATTCCATTTACAACTAGCGATGGTTATACTTGGAGATACATGTATAGCATTTCCCTTGGTCAAGCAAGAAAATTCTTGACATCGGCTTACATGCCAGTTAAAACTCTAGAGGCAGATGACGCAACTATTGAGGGGTCACGTCAGTGGACTTCTCAGCAAGCATCAACAAACGGTGCGATTGAAGTTGTCGAACTAAACGCTCCAGGATATGGGTATAAGCAAGTCCCAGAAGGTGTTGTTGAACAAGCAACCTCTACGACTTTGAAACTATCCGTAACAGGGGATGTTCCTCCATCCCCTGTCGATAACTTCTATAATGGTTGTTCAGTTTATATTTACGCTGGTTCTGGCGCAGGTCAGCTTCGTAGAGTAATAAACTATGAGGGTGCGACTAAAACTCTTGTCGTGAATACTGCTTTCGCAACTCTTGGTAATACCGACTCACGTGTAATCGTTTCCCCCACTATTACTATTATCGGTGACGGTAAAGGCGCAAAGGCATACGCACGAGTTGCTAACAGTGGCGCAATCGCTAACGTATCTGTAATTAACGTTGGTGAAGGGTATACAAGAGCGAAAGCATTTATAACAGCCAACTCTATTCATGGTACTGGTGCAACGGCTAACGTTGTCATCTCTCCAGTTGGTGGTCATGGACTTGATCCTGTGAGAGAGCTTTACGCCGACAAGTTGATGCTAAACGTTACAACAAAGGGTATGGAAGGTGTTTCCGCTAACGGCAACGGCTACATTCCATCAAACACTTCATTCCGTACTATTAGTTTGCTAAAAGATCCGATCCTAAAAGTAAACGCAAACAATGAAGTGAAACCAGAACATACAGCAAACAATTCTAACTCTCCTGATACTCTTAACCTGATGACAAGACTT